ACTTCCTGACGGCTTATGAAGCATCTTAACACGGAGACCTTCGGGTCTCCCAGGCGATGAAGCATCAAAATGAATAGGGGTGTATCCATGAAAGAATTGATCCTAGGTAAAGGTGAAATTTGCTTAGTCGACGATGAAGATTACGAGTATTTATCACAATATCGTTGGAATAAATCGCAGTATGGATACGCCTACCGGATCGGTGACAGACAAAAAGGTGAGCAATGGAAAATTCTTATGCACCGTGAAATTATGAAAGCTCAAAAAAGCCGGATAGTTGATCATAAAAATGGCAACAGGATCGACAACCGTAAAGAAAATCTGCGTTTTGCTACACCACATCAAAATTCATGCAACCGTATCGGCAATACCGCTAAGTCCGGATACAAAGGTGTGATCCGGAATAAAACGAGTAAACGCGAATCGTGGATCGCGCGAATTAAAATCAATCGCAAAATGACCTACATAGGTTGCTACGAAACTCCAGAAATAGCGGCAAGAGCATACAACGATGCAGCAATCAGGTTTCATGGAGAATTCGCTAGGCTAAACGAAATATCTTGATACAAAAGGAGCAACACACATGACCGACCTAGAACGCCTAGCATCGCGCCTACCCGTCCATCGATTCAGCAAGAGGGAAATGTACCTCTGCAAGCTGAAGATGCGTGTACGGGACGTGTACGAGCTACACTGGCCCATTATCTACATGTACGCACGGAAGATACTTAAATTCGTGGGGGTAGAACTATGAGAACGATACTATTCAGAGGAAAAACGATAAATGATCACGGGATGCTGCCGGCTGGCAGTTGGATAACTGGCGGTTATTACATGGACGATTGCTATGGAGGATGCCCGCAAGGTAGGCACTACATCCTCACTTGGAACAGCGGCGGTCCTGGTGGATTTATGGATCGCGCAGAGGTTGAACGTAAGTCAATCGGTCAATACACAGAACTGACTGATCGTAACGGAAAGTGGATCTATGAGGGGGATATATTCGAAAATCACCTTGGGAAATATGTCGTGAGGTTTGAACGTGGGAGTTTTTATTTGCATAATCCAAGTTACATTTCTTTAGATAGCGAGGAGCATTGTGATTTGTACCTTAGCACGACAATGGACGAGTATTTAGGCGAAATAATCGGCAATATACACGAAAACCTAGACCGCCTGAAGGCCACCCCATGAACTACACCGCAGCCATAGACAACCAACGGATGAGCGTGCAAAAGCGTGGATGTGTGTGCGACCTCTGCTTAACCTTTGGGCGCGGCGTGGTCATCACGCTGGGGAAAGAGACGGTAAAGCTGTGTAGTGTGTGTGCGATGAGGAAGGCAGAGGAGATGAGCAAATGAATCTAGAGAAACTTTTTAATATGCAACGTGAGCTGGACGCAAAGATTATTAAGGAAAAAGGGCTGGAGGATATGGACCGGCTTCCGTATCTGATTCTTGCTCTGCAAGTGGAGTTAGGTGAGTGTGCGAATGAGTGGCGTGGGTTTAAGTATTGGAGTAGTGACAGGGAACCACGAACGAGCAAACATACGCTGAAGAAGGAATATAAGCATCTTCACATCACTCAAACAGGTGCTTATGAATATCAGCTTAGAGACGAGTTCGGCAAAGTGGTGTTCGACGATGTGACCGATCACCATCACGACCACACAAACCCACTCTTAGAAGAATACGTTGACTGCCTGCACTTTATTTTGTCGATTGGGGTTCAGGAAGGTTACGACGAGGAAGATGATTTAGGATTTATAAACACTCATAACATTTTAGTATTCAAAAATTTCGAAGGTGTAACGCATCAATTCAAAGACGTGTTTAAGTACATTGCTCAATTTGATGATTACCACGGGGACTGTGAGATTTACCAAGAAATGTTCATGTCTTTCGTTTCCTTGGGTGAAATGCTTGGCTTCACCTGGGAGCAGATCGAGCAAGCATACATGAGCAAGAATGCAGTAAATCATCAGCGGCAAGTAAACGGGTACTAAGGAGGGGTAGAGGTGGCGAGGAAACGAATGATCGACCCGAGCTTCTGGGAGGATGAGAAGCTGGGCGAGTGCGAACCGGTTGTAAGGTTATTGTTCATGGGGCTTATCTCACAAGCAGATGACGACGGGAGATTGAAAGGTCACCCATCGCTGCTTAGATCAAACATTTTCCCGTATGACGAAATGACCATAACTGCTGATCAAGTCGATGGGTGGCTATCCATTTTAGAAGGCCATAGGCTAATACGGAGATACGAAGTCGGTCGTCAGAAATACATAGATGTACCGAACTTCAAAAAGCATCAAACCATTAATAAACCGCAGAAATCCAAGCTTCCAGAATACTACGGTAGTAGTACGGTAGTGGTGCAGGAAGACGACGGTAGTGATACCGCCCAAAAGAAGTTAAAAGAAGAGAAGTTAAAAGAAGAAGAAGTTAAAGGGAAGGGAAAGGAAGAAGAGATGCCCCCACCCGATAACAACCCTCACAAAGATCGTCTTTTAAAACTCATTAACGAATGCGAAATAACAGACCTCACGCTTTACGAACTGGACATCATTTTTTCATACATCGGCGTTTGTGATATTGAAGTAATCGAGGCATGCATCAAGAAGGGGCAGAAGAAGCATATAAACTATGCGATTAGCACCTTAAAAGGCAAAGTGAAAGACGGAATAATCCGGAAAGATCAAATTCTCCCGAAACCGGAGGTCGGTGAACATGTTGCGAAGCATGAAGGACAGCTTCAATCTGGCGGAGCTGCAGCAGAGAATAAGTCAATTACAGGCGGCGCAGTTGGATGGCTCCCCTCTAAGGCAAGATCCTCAGACTCAAAAGTCGTACAACTGCCTCAAGTGTCGGGATGAGGAAGGATTCATTATCAGGAACGAGGACGGACTCGAAGTGTACAAGCCATGCGAATGCGCGGAGAAGAAGCGAATTGATCGAGCCTTTAAAACAAGCAAGATCACTTGGGAGTTTCAGAAAAAGACATTTGATAACTTTGACTTATCAGGGCGTGCGCCGATTGTTAACGACGCTTATCACTGCGCACAACACTATGTATCACACTTCCAAGAGATCAAAGGGGAGCGACAAAACAGTATCGCTCTCCTCGGTCGCCCGGGCTGCGGTAAGACCCACATCTTATGCGCAATTGCCAATGCACTGATGAGTACAGGCATTCAAGTATTATACTTCCCTTGGGTTGAAGGATTCAACGAAATTAAAGATGACCTGTCGGTCATGGAAGAACGGATCAGGAAGATGCAACGTGTAGACGTCCTCTTCATCGACGATATGTGGAAGGGCCGGGACAAGCCGACACCGTTCCAAATTGAGCAAATATTTGCAGTGCTAAATTACCGCTACATGGAGCATAAGCCAGTGATGATCTCCAGTGAGCGTGACATAGATCAAATGTGTGATATCGACGAAGCTCTCGGCAGCAGGATCAATGAAATGTGCAAGGACTATCGAGTGCTTTTGAAGGGCGGTCGGGAACTGAACTACCGGCTGCGTGAGGAGGCCTCCTGATGGACGAATGGGAATTCGATGCAGAAGCATGCTGCGCTGCAATGGCCGAGGACATGAAGTGGGAATATGAGCAAATGATGAATGAGCGAAAAGGAGAGATGATCACATGCCAGTTAAAGGAGTAGCAATACCACAGGTCAGAGGGAAGAAGATCAGCAACGCGCAGGAGATCGCACAAAGTGTCATGGACTGCCGCAGAGCTTACAGTGATTTGAGTGATTATATATTCAGCCTCTGGTATGAGAGGAAGTATGGAATCAAGTCACGTCGGGTGCTCGAAATACTGGGCGCCCAATCATAAGGGCCGGGAGGTGCTGCGTAATGCATCTACAGCGATATGACGGAGTAGTGACAAGCGTGCTGCAGCTGCGCAAGGTGTTTCCGGAAAAGACGGATGAAGAATACGCAGCCTGGTATGAGAAACACTTCATGGTCACAGAGCGGCGAGTGTTGGGGATCCTGAAAGCGGATAAGGAGATGAGTGAACGTGTTATACCAGCTCACTAAGGATGGCGTACCGTTTGGAACCCCGATGGAAGAATGGATCGCGGATAAGATTATTGCGAAAGTGCAGATAAGTGTCATAAACGAGCTCGGTAAGGAAGTTGTGAAGCCTGAGCTCAAGGTTGTGGGAGGTAGCCGATGAGTATAGTACACGCAAATAGAGGCATGGGCTTAGAAACGCTCATCGAGTATGCAAATCAGCAGTATCTCGCTAAGAATATAGCACAAGTCCAGAAGGTGGCCACGCCGTGGAAGGTTGTTCGCAAAGGAAGCAAAATCGTTAGTGCATTTCCCGAGAAGAAAAGCACGGTAGACTTTATTGGCGTGTACAAAGGACGAGCAGTAGCGTTTGATGCAAAAAGCACAGAGAACAAGACTCGGATACCTCTAGGAAACTTTGAAGAACACCAACTGCAATTTTTAATCAATCACCTAAGACTCGGCGGCACAGCATTTTACATAATCGAATTCAAGCTGCTGAAAGAAATATATTACCTGCACGTCATGGATTTTTGGGAGTGGTACTCCCGTTTTCCAAACTCTAGCCTGACACTGGACTGGATAAGGAGAAAGGGGAGTTTGGTAGAGCAAGGACACGGAATAGTGTTGGATTATCTAAAACATGTGGAGGTGGGCGCATGAGACACGATCTGCATGTAGCTGAAGGTTGGTTCAACGCACTCATACTGGTAACGCCGTTCTGGATTCTGATATGGATGGTGATAGTGAGATGAAAGTGATAGCTGTCGTGTACTGGCTGAAAGATGGCAAAGAGCATAAAAGGAATTGCTACACACATGGTCATTTGGACGTTGTAACGACCTTCGTGAGGAGTAAAAACTATTGTAATTGGATTTGTCTTGTGAACGTAAGGTATCCAGTGCCCATAGGAAAGACTAGAAGGCACATTAGAGGCGCTTGAATGTGTGGGATGGATATTTGTGTGTCGAAAGATTAATAGAGTCTTAGAATGGCTTGTAGGCGGTGAGAGAATGAGAGAGTCGTTTATCAGTATGGCAAAGAGTGAATGGCGGGCATACCGCAACATAAGCATAGCTAATAAATACATCAAAAAAGCACGAAAATTGGTTAATACAGATAGGGAGTTAAGTCTTGCATACAGGGACTTGGCGGTGCTTTACCAAAAACGGTCGAAGATAAAGTGATTAACACAATATTTAGAGTAAATCATATGAAAAGTATCAATATCTAGAGAAATATGGTATAATTATAGGTAATAATGACGATATTCGAACGAATATAACCTTAGGAGGCGGAATATGAACTTACGCGACCAATTAACCAGTGTTGAGAACCAACTTGCGGAGGAAAAAAGCAATTTGAATAAGAACCCGGAGCTCATCGCACATTTGGAGGAAAGACAAGCGCAGCTGACGGCTCAAATCTCCGAGCAGGAAGCAGTGCAACAAGTTCGAATTCAAGTGCAAGAGGAGAAAGTTGAGTCTATCTCACTACCGTACGATTTCAACGAAGTTTTCGGTGATCCACGTGCAAATGAAATGATTATCGAGCTGCTCAAGGATATGAGACGCCAAGACTACGCAGAGCATAACCAAGAAGTAAGTGAACTTGTTGCGGCGCATGGGGAAGCGTTAAGTGCGGCAGCAGAGCGTGAAAGGGTTCTAAGTGATGCTTTGAGAACGACACATGAAGAGTATGATACTGAGATTTTGAGAATCAAGAACACACTTACAAGCGAGATTAGTGATGCGCTTTCCAAACGTGATGCAGCAGTAGCAAAAGCGGAAGGACTAGAACTCCTTGTATCTGAGAAGCAAGCGCAGATTGACAAACTACGGAATGAAATCGCAATTGGTGCAGTAGCGGCGGTGAAGGTTGTAGATTTGGCTCCTTCCGATCGTTTAGCGGCATTGGTACAAGAAAGCAAAAGCGCAAAGATTAAATCCTCTCTCGAACTCGCATTGGAGCGTACAGAACCGGTTAGAGGTAAGATCGAAGTGGTTGCGCCACCTAAAGCGCTAGAGGAGGCCACGTTTCCTGGACAAGCCGGTGATTCAACTAATATCGGATTGGACAACACAGCGGCTGGTCAACTTCCTGCAGCTAATCAGGAGGTAGCTTTTCCCGACATCCCCCGAGCCGAAGCGCCGAACCTACAAAGTGGAGATCAAGTGGATATTGGAGTCGCAAGCACGACTGGAACGAGCGGAAGCCAAGCGCTTGAAGCGCGAGTAGCTGCGTTGGAAGCTCATGTGTTTGGATATGTGAAAGCGTCCTAGTGGCGCTTTTCTCTTTATGGGGTGAACGATATGGAAGCTGCTGAGCGGTTCAAGAAAATGCTTGCCGAAGGAACGATTGCTGCATCTGACAACTTGATGCAGAGAGCGTTAAATGATCAGTTGACACATGATGACATCAACTTCCTGAAGAGGAACTTTAATATGCTGGATTGGGCTCAAGAAGAATATTCAAAGCGAGGTGAACTGAAATGAGCATGGACAAGAATAAAGTTACCGAGCTGCTTCGAGATTACCGAAGCTACAGATACGCCGCAATGAATTGCGGGGACGACATCGTGCGATTCAGATCGGCGCCAATAATGTCAGAGCGCTTCAACATTGGTCTCATGAACGCGTGGGATGCAAGCCGGTACAATCGCATTGTGAGCATGATTGACGGAGCGATTAACGAAGTGCTGAGCGATGACGAGCGAATGGTGATTATGCGGAAGTATATTGATCGCAATCCGGTTAACCTGAATGAGATTGCTGACTCTGCTCATAAGGACCCTAGTGTTATCTCCAGGCTACACACGGCAGCCATTCGAAGATTGGCAATAGCACTTCTACCACTTACCGCCGATGAGCGCGAAATAGAAAATCTTGATCACATGTTTGATAAGAATTGGAGATTCCAAGAACAACCAGCGTCATAAGATGTGTGATATGATGTGGTTGAGGTGATGACGATGGAAGAAATGAATGATCTAGAGAAAGCGCAAATAATCCTTCAAATGTTTATGGAACGGTACAATCTGACTGAAGAAGAAGCGAAGAAGAAGATCAATGATGCCACAATTTTCCCACTTGGGATGACGAGCGCTATTGATATGATGTTCCCGCCGGCATTTAAGAAAACTGACTGACAGCGCAGGTTTTTATCATTTTTTATGCATGCATTTGTCATGAACTGGGTGATAAAATTATATTATCGAGAGAGTGTGATGATACAAGGCGGCCAGATGATCAGTCTTGTGTTACAACTCCTTGCACATAGAGAGAAGTAACAGAGCGCTACGACACGCAATCTGTACTTCTCTTTTTATTTTGAGGAAGTGAGCTTATGCAGGAGGAATTGGACCTATTATGTTGGTCTGCTCCTGTATTTTTTATTTGGTGGCACTGGTTCTGGTTTTGTTACTACAGGGAAGAAGAAGGTGAAGACGATGGCATTGACGGATAAGCAGATGAAGTTCGTTGACGAGTACATGGTGGACATGAACGCAACGCAAGCTTATCTGCGTGCTGGGTACAAGTGCACAGAGGAAGCTGCGAGGGTTAGCGCATCAAAATTGCTAACAAATCCTAACATTGTAGCAGAAATTACTACAAGGCAGGAAAAACTGCAGGAAAAGACGGAATTAACTGCTGAGTGGGTACTTAACGAGCTGGCAGATAATCATAGATTAGCAAAGCAGATGGGCGATATGGCTCCATCAAACAAAGCACTTGAGTTGATCGGTAAGCATATCGGCATGTTCACTGATAAGGTGAAGATGGATGTCACTGGTGGAATGAACAATACGGTGCAGGACATAACCGGTCTAACTCCAGACGAACGGAGGGCGAGAATAGATGAGCTTAACCGCCGCCGAGGAAATGGAGCTAATAGCGCTTCTTGAGCTAGAGGAGAAGCATAACGCTGCAAATGACTATTACGAGTATGTGAAGTACGCACACGGTGCCATGTACGGCTATACGAGGCACGGTGAGTACATTTGCCGGCTGTTAGACGATGCTGTGAAGAAGCGCAAGCGCATGTTAGCCGGTCAGATACCAGTGAGGACGCAATACTTCATGTTCTCGGTTCCACCGCAGCATGGTAAGTCAATGCATATAACAGAGACATTCCCCAGCTACTTCCTCGGACACTTCCCCAATGAGGGTGTGATTGAGGTCAGCTATAACAGCGGCTTCGCTGAGAAGTTTGGTAGCAAGAACAAGGACAAGGTTGAAGAGTTCGGCAAAGACCTCTTCGGCATTGATGTAGCTGCTGATACGAGAGCGAAGGATGAATGGTCTGTATCGGTAGATGGCAAGAAAACGCGAGGCGGGATGATCTCCAGAGGTATTATGTCGGGTATCACCGGCTCATCATGGGGCGATTGCGTTATCATCGATGACCCTATCAAGAACCGCGAGGAAGCCAATAGCGAGACGTACCGCAATAAGATGTTTGAGGAGTGGAAAGACTCCATATCGACTCGTATCCATCCTGGCGCAATTGTGATATTGATCAACACGCGCTGGCATGAGGATGACTTATGGGGCAGGTTGTTAGATCCGATGCACGGTAAGCCACTTCCATGGGTAGTGACTAACTTGCCGCTTGAGTGTGATGAGACGCACATCGAGAAGGAAGGTAATCCACTGGCCCGCGAGCTAGGAGAACCGCTATGGCCTGAGCGATACGGGAAAGACTTCGTCGAGGAGCGTAAAGCTTACCCTACTTCGTTTAACGCGCTGTTCCAGGGTAGACCGACGAGCCAAGAGGGTAACATGCTCAAGCGTGATTGGTGGAAGTACTATGATACTCTGCCACCGGTTGCTTCTAAGCTCATCAGTATTGACGCCACGTTCAAAGACGAGAAGGAAAGCGACTACGTTGTCATTCAAGTGTGGGGCAAGAATCGCGCTGATATGTATTTGATTGACCAGGTGCGAGCAAAGATGAACTTCCCGGCTACGGTCCAGACGATCCGCAATATGGTGAGGAAGCATCCGGATGCATCATGGAAGCTGGTTGAGGACAAGGCTAATGGTTCGGCGATCATCGCCACACTACAACGTGAGATACCTGGGATCATCGGCATAAACCCCGAAGGTGGTAAGGTGTCGCGAGTGAACGCTGTATCCGCTTATATTGAGTCAGGTAACACATTCCTACCACGTAATACTGAGTGGGTTCATGACTTTGTAGAAGAGGCAGCGAGCTTCCCGAATGGCAAGAATGACGATCAGGTCGATGCGATGAGCCAAGCGTTGCATCGTTTTATTTATTTTAGTGGTGATTTCCCTGATAAAGAGGCGGCGCCGTTGCCGTTCGCATTCAGGACAGAGGAACCAAGCCAAGGAGGTTTCATGAATTGGTAATCATATTAGCCTTATGCATTCCCATTACAGCCATTGTAGTGGGTTATTTCACGTTAAAGGCTGTGCAACTCGGGCTAAGGTGGCAGATTGAAACGAAGCAAGAACAGCTGCCTACGATGGATCAGCCGGTAATGAATCCATTTGAGCCGAGTGAGCCGAAGAAGCCGGTCGTCATGGATGACAACATACTACACGAGTGGCTGAACGGGCCCAAACCTGAAAGTAGGTGAGTAAGTGGACGAAACAAGCAAGTTACAAGAAGGATCAAAGGTGCAGCAGAATTACACAGATGGGCTGGCGTACATCAAGCGCATGGGCTTCCTGGACGCATGGCCTGAGTACGAGCGGTTCAAGGCCGGCATACAGTGGCCGCCGGTGACGAAACGCACCGAGAACCTGCCTAGGCCCGTGTTTAACATCATCCGTTACATCGAGAATCACAAGGTGTCTACCGTGATGAATGAGAATGTGCGCATGTTATTTTCTCCTGAGGAGATGGCAGGTGATGGGAATGAGGAGCAAGAGAAGTCAGCGGAAGATCAAGCGGCTGATATGTTTACTCGTTACTCGGATACTACGTGGGAACACATCAAGCAGGATGAGCTCAACGAGGAAGCCTTAGAGAGCGCGTCTAACCTTGGGACAGGCATATGGCACTACTACTGGGATAGCGAGGTTACAGGCGGCAATGAGTACCCGTACGAAGGTGAGATGTGCGGTGAGACGATTGACCCGATTAACATCTTCTTCGGCAATCCGCAGGAACGTAGGGTGCAGAAGCAACCGTATATCATCATCAGCTCACGGGATGAAGTGGATTCGGTCAAGGAGTTGGCTAAGGCTAACAAAGTGCCGCCACACATGATTGATCTCATCAAGCCGGACAGTGATACGAACAACGAAGGCTATGATCGAGCTAAAGTTGAGTTGAGCAACAGCACGAAGACAACGGTGCTTACGAAATACTGGCGCGAAGGTAAGAAAGTTCACTTCACTAAGGTGTGCGGCAGTGTTGTAGTGAAGCCGAAGACGCCGACGGGTATGAAGCTATATCCAATCGTCATCATGCAATGGGAACGTCGTAAGAAGTCCATATTTGGCGTAGGAGACACGGAAGGCATCATCCCTAACCAGAAGGCGATTAACTTCCTGATGGCTATGCAGCTGCTATCTGTACAGCTTACAGGCTGGCCTAAGCTGGTGTACAAGAATGGAATGATTGATCCTTCCAAGATTACGAATACACCGGGTGAAATGATCGCGGACGCATCTCCTCCAGGCAGTAAAGGGGTAGATTACCTAATACCCGGCAACACATCAAACCTTGCTATGGGCCTCGTTGATTCCTTCATGGAGTATACAAAGTCTCTTTCGTCTGCTCAGGATGCTTCAACCGGGGATGTAGGCAAGGGTCAACTCAATGCATCAGCCATTATGCTTCTTCAAAAGGCGGCTGGCGTGCCGATTGAGTCCATCAAGAAGCGATTCTACCGCGCTATTGAGGATATCGGACGTGTATGGGAAGAGTTCTGGAAGGTGAAGTACAACACAACGCGCAAAGTTACTCTGAAAGACGACGATGGGAAGCCTTATCCGGAAGAATTCAGGGGTACGGACCACGCGGAAGTGGGTATGAACCTGAAAATTGACATTGGCCCTAGCTCACAGTACTCGGAAGAGTTGATGATGAGCTCACTCGATAAGCTTTTCGATGGTCAATACATCACCTTAGAGGATTACCTGGAGTATGCACCGCAGAATGTCATCCCGTTCAGGGATAGGCTGCTCAAGAAGATTGAGAAGCAGAAGCAAGCGCAGAACATTCAAGTTGTTATGCAGATGCCTCCTGAGCTGCAGCAGCTTTACATGAACTCGCCACCGGAGGTGCAGGATCAAATGGTGCGAGAGTTCACACAGCAACAACAAGCGGCAATGCAAACTCAGGATCCACAGGAGCAGTTTAAGCAACAAACGGCGTTGAAGGAAATGGACAACCAGCATGATATGCGCAAAGCAGAGTTGCAGAGTCAGACGGATCTGCAGAAAGAAGCAATGAGACAGCAAAGGTCAGTCGCAAAGTAAGATATGCGAAAGTTGGTGATATGAATGCCGATGGTTACGGCCACCCCGGTGTCGGAGCGTGACGATGACGAGGTGCAGCTTAGAACATACTTCTTAGGGTTGGCTAACACAGCGAATAACTCGTTCACGTATCCGACCACGCAAGAAACGCTGATTATCAGGAACAGAAGTGACACGGATTTCATTACAGTTACGGTGAACGGGTCGAGTTACGTCATACCAAAGGGTGGATTGAGGCAGATCACCGCATCGTTCACAACGTTTGATATCACATCAACGACAAACTCACAAGCTTTCGATGCTACAGCTATCAAGGCTGTATCGAACAAGACCGGCAGCGGAGGGAGTGGCGTATTGATTGTTTCGGATCTGGATGAGTTACAGACGTCCTATCCAAATGGCAGTGCATCGCCCGTGTGGGTTACTTCCGAAAAGAGTTGGTACTACTGGAGTGGGGAGGTTCCTGCGCCTGACACCACTGCACCGACAGTTAGCATAAGCCCAGCGCCTGGGACATATGCAGTCACTCAATCGGTTACATTGACAGCTAATGAGGCAGCGACTATCTACTACACAACAAATGGCAGCACCCCTACACAAAGCGACTCGGTATATAGCGCACCTATTTCTGTACCTGCTACAGCAGTGATCAAATACTTTGCTAAAGATACAGCAGGAAATACAAGTGCTGTCCAAACGGCAAGTTACACGATTGATGCAGGAGCACCACCTGATACAACAGCGCCTAATCCTGTGACATCATTGAGCGCAGGTACACCAACAAGCAGTAGCGTACCGCTATCATGGACACTTTCCTCTAGTGGTGATGTGTCAATACAGGAAGTTGCTTATAGTACGGATGGAACAAATTTCACCATCGCAAACGCGGCATTGAGTTCAGCTTCTAATTCGTACACGGTGACGGGCCTGACTGCGAATACGCTGTATACATTCCGCGTTGTGGCTAAAGATGCGGCGAATAATCGATCTACTGCGGTGACGGCGACGGCGACAACGGGCACAGAAACATCCACTAGTGTATTGGAATTTTCCGGGGCGTCTACTGGAACAAAAGTTGCAATACCAAGTAATACAACATTAAACACATTAACTAATTTCACTATTGAGGCTAATGTAAAAGTAACGGGAACACCATTTGCCAGCTCAGGTTTCACTATGATTGCCGGGAAGTATGCAGGGACGGCATCAGGTGGAGTGACAACGGGCGGGTTTATGCTTGTATACCGGACTACCTCATTCGAGTTTAATTGTAGAAACGCTGGAACTATGAAACAAATTACAACATCCTTTAACCCTGTTATCGGTCAGACATATCATTTAAAAGGGGTGCTAAGCGAGGGGAATATGGAATTTTTTGTTGATGGAGTTTCAATTGGCACTTTAGCTGGCGTGGCAATTACGTCATGCGGGACGAAAGATTTCACGATAGGCGCTGATTGGAACGGCACTGACCGCTTTAAAGGCGTTATATCTGATGTGCTATTCTCCACGACTTCCGGTGTAAAGTTAGGCGAATGGAATTTGCATGAAGGTAGTGGAACTACTGCGACTGACACTAGTGGGAACGGATTTAACGGGACGATTACAAACGGCACATGGATAACGGGGTGATAACATATGTGGGAACCAATAAGCGGTGGTTCCGGTTCAACTGTGCAAGATAGTACATCAAACGGAAGAATTGTTGTAAACGGGCAAGAAATGACAGTTTATGACGACACAGAGTTGCGATCCATTGCTGCTGCAACTGGTATAGTTCCGAAACTTAAAAACAAGGTATGGAATGCACTAGGAGATAGTATTACGAATGGGCAAGGTACAACAAAGCAATATCACTCGTATATAAAAGACTGGGAACAAATGTCCTTGGTAAGAAACTACGGTGTCAGCGGTCGGAAAATATCCGGGACGAACGGAATGGCTGAAAGATATGTCGATATGGACAATACTGCCGATTTGGTTACCCTGCTAGGTGGGATAAACGACATTAATGACGGTGCAGCGGTACTTGGGGCTTTCGCGGATAGAACTGTCAGTACTTTCTATGGCGCTTGTCATGTTCTGTTTAGTGGGTTACGTGCAAAGTACCCACCGCTCACAACAAGGATTGTTATATTTACGCCTATGATGTTTGATGCATTCCCTGCTAGTGCTGGCGTAGCGAGAGAAGTTCAGTTTACAAGGGCTCAAAGCTTTGCTAAAGCCATGATCGAAGTGGCAGAGCGGTACAATATCCCTTGCTTTAATTTATTCGCGAATTCCGAGGTGCCAATCGATGTATTACACCCGGACGCAACGATTCATGCAATTATGGCTACTAAGATGAGGAATTTCATACTTAATCAATTTTAGTACCTTTTGGAACTCCAGGCCTTTCGCAGAGCAGCGGAGGGCCTTCACTATATCCAAAAACATTCAGCCTACCATAGCTGAACAGGAGGAATTGAACCATGGAAGAGATCGCCAACCATAGCGATGTAGCAGCGCCAGAAACGTCCGTAGAGACTTCGGTAAGCTCCAATGAGACAAGCACACCTGCTACCACACAGGAAGCGCCTAGAGGGCTAACAGTGAAGTATAACAAGGAGGATCGCTTTATCCCTGAGGAAGAAGCTCCGACTTGGATTCAAAAAGGTTTGAACTATGACAAGGTGGCTGAGCGAGCAAAGGAAGCTGAGACTTACCAGCAGAACCTTGAGCGTATCGCCAAATTTAATGGGTTTGAGAGTCACAGCGATTATTTGAAAGCCTTGGATGAGCATGAGCACCGGTTGCAGATCCAAGAAGAAGCCGCAAAGCTTGGTGTGGATGAAAGCGTGATCCGCGATCACCTTGAGCCTATGAAGAAGCAGATTGCTCAGTTTGAGCAGGAGAAGGCAGCGCTGCAGCAGGAACGTTTGCAGGTTCAGATTAACTCTGAGATTGCAGAATTGAAGACGAGATACCCTGATTTCGAGCAGCACCAGGAGAAAGTATTCGAATTAGCCATTAACAAAGGCTATAAACTCGAAGATGCCTACAAACTGGCTACTTATGAGGACAAGATTGCTAATATCGCCAAGCAAACGGAGGCAGAAACGCTCCGGAAGATTCAGCAAAATAGGGAAACTGCTACGGGCTCACTGGGGGCTGGTGGAGTTGAACACAAAACAGGCTTCGCGGCCATGACGAGAGATCAGCAGCGCCGCATGATTGAGGAAGTTAAACAAGGTAAGCGTAATAGCTTAGACTAAACCATAAGGGAGATGTTATGAATGGCTACAAACGTACAAGGGTATAACACAGGATCTGGTGTAAATCAACTTTCTGCGGAGAACGCAACATTTTATCAAACAGCAATGCTGGACCGTCTAACACCGGAATTGTTCTTCATGAAATACGGTGATAAAAAGAACATCCCTACGCGTAAAGGTGCTACGGCTCAATGGAGACGTTTGAACAACCTTGCAGTGTCGACGACAGCTATCACCGAGGGCGTTACTCCGGATGGCGTGGATCTGTCGATTACACCGGTAACGGCAACGGTTCAACAATACGGTAACTGGACTAAAATCTCTGAGTTCATCGACCTGGTTGGACTTGATCCGCTGATGACTGAAACGGCTGAGCTCATGGGTGAGAATGCTGGACAATCTCAGGATATCATCGTTCGCGACATCATTACTGCCGGCACAAACGTATACTATGCAGCTGGTCGAGCAAGCCGCGTGACGGTTGCTGCTGCTGATAAAATCTCTGCACTTGATATCTTGAAGATGCGCCGCACGATGAAGAAAAACAAAGTGAAAGAGATCAAGCTACCTGATGGTTCGATGGGCTACTTGATGTTCGTTTCTCCTGATGTAGCAACAGATCTGATGCAGACGCAAGAGTGGAAGGAGCAAAACACTTACGTGAGCGTGGACAACCGTAAGAATGGTGAGCTTGGTAAACTGTACGGCGTTTACTTCTTAGAAGCTGTTAACGTGTCTATCGATGCAACTGGTGGAGCTGCTGGTATTCCGGTTCACCTTAACCTGATGATCGGCGCAGGAGCATACGGTGTTCCTGATGTTGAAGGTTCCAGCAAACCAGAGATCATTGTTCACGCAGCTGGTAGTGCCGGTACTGCAGATCCGTTGAACCAATTCAACACGGTCGCATGGAAAGCTGCTTTCACTTCTGTTATCATCCAGCAACTGGCTATTCTTCGTTACGAATGCGCTGTATCTGCTTAATAAAATAAACTGAACCGAGGAGCCTTCGGGCTCCTTTTAAATTTAAGGAGGAACAATAATGGCTGCTAGAACAAATGCTGAAACACAAGAGGAAAGAACACTGATGGAAAGGCTGCAAGCAATGCCTAAGAAGACGATTCACATCCCTGAAGATGAGCAGAACCCGGGGGATGTTGTGCCGATCGGCTGGAACGGGATTATTTACGCGGTGCCGCGTGGCCGTGAATTTGAAGTACCTGAGGTTATCGCAGATATTTGGAAAAATGCATACGAGCAGACACAGAAAGCTAAGCGTAAAATCACCATTTCCGAACTGAAAGATATCGTAGTAAGTTACTAACGCCCCGTTGAGGGGCTTTTTTTGTATAAGGAGGTCGAGCGATGAACGAAACAACAGAGTTGATCATGAGGCAGCTGAACCAAAAAAAAACCCACGCAGAGACGCATGAGATCGGCGGCGGCGATGAGATAGATGCGTTGAAGTTGAAGAATATTGGTAGTATCACGGCGAAGACAATCAGCGATCCTGTCACCAGCGATATGATTGCGGTAGGTGCGGTAGGTGTCGACCAACTTGACCCTGCTTTAATGACTGAGGTAAACAACCCAGTGGTCCAAGCGGAAATTAATCGAATCGATGGCCAGGTCGTGCTTAAAGCTAATCAAGTGGATTTAAACACTACAAATGCCAATGTATCAGCCAACACTACGGCAATATCCAACATCGGAAATTCCTCTCCAAAAGGGGCATACGCCACACTCACAGCATTACAGACGTCCTTGCCGACTGGAGCAACAGGCGTCTACATAGTTACAGCAGATGGCAAATGGTACTATTGGAACGGAACGGCATGGACAGCGGGTGGGGTTTATCAAAGCACAGTACTCGCAGATAAAAGTGTCACTTCTTCTAAAAGAACGAGAGTAGGAGAAGCAGTTTTATTGGCGTATTTTAATACACTTGGATTGGTCTTAGATTTCAATTTTGACACAGGAACTATCGTTATTCCTAGAGATACTAATCTCGTTTATGGAAAATCAAAGTTTGGTACAAATACAACTGCTGATTTAACAGTTAGCATGAATAAGTCTTTTGGGTTGAATTTGCTCTATTTCGACACTGTTACGAATGCCTTCTCGATTCAAACATCAGGCACGTTAGCAGGATTATCAGAAGATAACATTTTAATTGCTGTGCTAAATACTTTAACTAAAACAGTACAGTGCGCTAGTAAATACTCAATTAAAGGCAAGGACCCAAATACAAAAGACAAGCTACCTTTAACGTCTAGGTCTCCTAGAGAAATAAGAACTGTATGGTGTGGTCAAGATGGAACGGTTGTTGATGATGAAATATGGATGGTAGGCGGGGGTTCCTCCGACCATACTGTTTGGAGTAGAATAAACCGTTTTGATAGCAATTGGAATGCTTTAGGTGGGATTGACCACAATTTAGGCCATTCAAATGGCGTTGATTACAAGAACGGAAAACTGCTTGTATATAACGGCGGTGGGTATCCGCCTGAAATAAATTTATACAGCAATCCTATAGGTAAGTCGGCTTTAAATGTAACGGATAGCGCAAATACGAAAATTATTTTTAAAGAGGGCGCAGTGAAGCCTCAACTAGAAGGCGATGGCGCTGCATGTTTCGGAGAAAATAACCACATCGTTTATTATGCGTGTATCGTTGATAGTGTCTATTTGCGGATTTATAAAATTCTGCTTGGCATGGGCGACAACAATTTGGCAGACAACACAGCCGATAAGTCTAATCCACTTAAATGGGGCACATATGTCAGTGGGAAATCAACCGCCGATTACAACGGGACAGCACAGATATTGGGCAGTTATTTCGGATATGTTGGATCGGAAGCGCAACCTCAAGGCATGTGTTTTGACGGTTATATTTATTTGAGTACAGGATTCGCAACACTTCATGCACTTAAAATTAAACTGTTGAGTGATGGCACATTTGAAGTGGTGGATGATTACAGTTATCCGTACACTGGGTACGCGAACAATAAGTACACCGTTGAACCGGAAGCCACCTTCATCCTTGACGATTACTTGTATATCGCTGGGCTAAAAGAAACGGATAACATGGTTAAATTTAAATTGTAATTACTTTACGCGACATAACGATCTTTAACAAACGAAGTTCAATAGCTACACAAGAAAGGAGGACCCCCGTGAACGTCCAACAAATCCTAGACGAGATCCAAGAGAAGTACCCGCACGGCCTCTCTAACGCTAGCGTGATGAACAAGCTCAACGAGATCCAGAAGGAGCTATTCCGCACCATCTACAAGCCGCAGGCGGTCGATGTAATGGATATCGTGAACGATTCGCAGTTTTACGTGTTGGGATACTCGAAAACCAAGGTGATCGATGTGGTCGTAGGTGGCGTCGAGTATGTGGAAGCCAATGTAAGAGGGGTTTCGGACAATGAGTTCTACTGGTTCCTCGGTGAAAACATTTTAGCTTTGCATCCTACCCCTGAAAAGGACATTACGGATGGGCTTATGATATTCCGCTATAAAGAGCCGAGAATCTTGGAGAGTGTGACGGATATCCCTGATTTTGATCAAGACTTCCACATGATGTTGGTGTATTATGCTTGCAAAATGATCGCTGAGACTTTCAGCCAATTTGATGTAGCAAGTGGCTTCATGACGCAGTATAACGCATTGTTGAATTCGTTTAATCAGGCTAAGCAATCATACTCCTACCAGATACAAGACGTGTACAGGGGGCTATTATGAGCGAAACCACTGAACTAATTGCCCAACAGATTCTGAACGGAAACATAAACAAACGGACCTGGGGCGACCTCATTTTCAACGTGAAGGTGTACGGCGCTAAAGGTGACGGGGTTTCGGACGATACTGTATTCATCGCAAAGGCTCTTAGTGATGCCTCGGTAAAGGGTGGTGTCGTTTTATTCCCGCCTGGGACTTACATAAAATCAGGCCAGCTTTCGGTGAAGCCCAATGTGACAATTCGAGGCTCGGGGGTTGGCGCGACAACCATCAAAGTCTCAAATAATGCTGTGAGTACTTCAATATTTGTCTTGGATAACTTCGCAAGCAACGTGGACATCGAGGATATGACGCTGGACGGTAACCGCGACAATCAGGCAACGCACACTGGATATTTGATATTTGGTTATCGTTGCCACGATATTAACATTCAACGAGTCCATGCTACCAAGTCATCATTTCAGGGGATCGGGTTTTCTAATGGCCACAATGTGACATTGAGAGATTGCCGATCTGACTACAATTATTACATGGGCATATGGTTGTCTTCAGACCTCAACATTGAACCGTATATAACATCAAATAACATCGTTGAAAACTGTGATTGTCACTACAACGATTTGGACGGTCTTCTGGTAGCGTCTCATCACGTAACCGTAACTAACTCAAGGTTTACGTATAACGGGCAGGATGTGCATGGTAACGGAGCTCTAGGAGCTGCGGGAATTTACTCAGAAGGACTTATTAAGTTCTTTAGATGCATTAACAATTACGTAGCTCTCAACACGGAATACGGCGTAAATGTTTGCTGTGAAGATGGCGTTATAGCAGATAACACGTGCGAATTTAACGCGCTGACCGGAATTAATATCAAGAATGATGCGACTGGTCCCAAAAGACTCTCGATTGCGAACAACACGTGTTCAAACAATGGCACGAGCAGCACGGTTACACCGGTCTATGCATCGAAATCAGGTATTAGTTTGGACAAAGGGGATTCCATCACCCTGGTTGGCAATATCTGCTACGATAATCAAACGGTCAAGACACAAAGGTACGGGATCGATGCGTTCGATTTCAGTGGAAACTCTTCTAACGTGACACTCTCCGGGAATCAATTGCAGAATAACCTTGTCGGTGATGAGTCAGTTTCATCGAAAACAACTGTTACACCTCAATTCGTTAATGATATAAGCATTAAAACAAAGGCATGGACAGCAGCATCGTTGCAAAATGCATGGGTAAACTTCGGAAGTGTTTACGCCAATGCTGGGTTTTACAAGGATGCTAACGGTTTTGTTCATCTCAGAGGGTTGATAAAATCGGGCACAGCTGCAGGTGGAACAACACTGTTCACTTTACCCGCCGGATACCGTCCTGCTTTCACTGTAGCAATAGTAACTTTTTCAAGCGATGGTACCGTGAAGACAACAGGCATTGAGGTGTCGAATGCAGGTGCTGTACAAATAGCGTCGACGGGTGCTGGAAATACGTACTTAGCTTTAGATGGAATCTCATTCAGAGCAGATATTTAAGGAGGATTAGCATGAGCCGTATGAATCACTACCCTCCAATAAAAACAAGACCGCCGATCGTGCAGCGGACGTTTAGGGGCATTAACAAACTCGATGCGTTCAGCCTACGCGACGATGAATCATCCGACATGAGCAATATATCATCCGATAAGTACCCGGCACTCTCCGTGAGACCGGGTTTTTCATTGCTCGGAACTGCAATGCCGGCTGCGATCAATGGGTTAGGCGCATGGAAAGACAATGAGTTACACGCAGTGTCTAACGGGGTGTGGTACAAGTGGAACGGGACTACTTGGATATCCACCGGAACGACCGGACTGGGTACGACGGACGCTTCATTTGCCAACTTTAAAGGTGGATTCAGCGATATTAACTTGATTATGGCCAATGGCGTGGGGCAAATGCGAGCGTATGATGGTTCATCTGTATCCACGCTAGCCACTTCACCAAGCGGCGCCAACTATGTGGAGCAGTTTACTGACAGGCTATTTGCTGCAGTTGATAACGACCTGAAGTATACGGCTTATCGCATCGCTAACGACTGGACTACTGCGAACGGTGATGACGCGGATTCAGGCTATATCACGATTGAAACCTCAAACGGTGAGAAGATTAACGGCGTTAACGCTGGGCTGAGCGCCTTAACCGTATTCAAGCCAAGTAGCATACATCGGCTCATGGGTTATGCGCCATCGGATTACACGCTATTCACGGTTACGACTGAGGTTGGGATCCTGAACAATAAATGTGTCGCCACCGTTCAGGGAGTCATGTTCATTCTGGATGATACGGGGATATACCAATACGTAGGCTCCACAAAGCCCGACAAGAGCTTCTCATTTCCCGTGCAATGGTACGTCGATAACATGAACAAAAGCGCCGCAAATACCTGTTTCCTCACGTCTGACGGCAAGAAACTGTATGCAGCTATCCCGATGACTGGCAGTACGCCTGACACACTGTTAGTCTACGATTTAGAGTTTCAAATCTGGTACGTGTGGAACGACTGGAGCCCTACATGTGGCGTGAAAATGCAGAATGAATTGTACTTGGGAGATACGGGCGGCAAGGTGATCAAGCTCGGAGGAACAGCTGATAATGGGACAGGCATCAACTGGCGATGGGTGAGCAAACCCTTCGGCGCAGGATCATTGAGCCAACAAATCAGATGGTACCGGATGCGGCTGATCCTAGACGTGCCGGCTGGCAGCTCGTTGAACATTCACGTAAGCAAATCAGCGTCAGGTGACTCCGATTGGGTTCAGATAGGCACGACCATTACCGGATCACTGAAAAGTGTACGCATACCGCTCAATATGGGCGCTTTAGCGATGGGTAACTGGCTGAGAGTTAAGTTTTCGGGTGTGGGCCCATGCAATATATATGAGTGGGATCGTGAGCAAGAAGCGATGCCTTTACGATAAGGAGGCTATTATGGGAATTCCAACACTTCCGGAAGTACCGATGAAGCCAACGACTGAGCAGCTTGCGCAGATCGTGGCTGAAGGGTTTCAGCAGATAGGATATCTTTTAAGTGGATTTTTGAGCTCAGACAACGCCAGAGAGTTTGGGGGTTGGGTCGTAAATAAAAGCAGGCTAGAGACAAAGCCGGGTGTATTACCTCGCATCGAATTTGATTCATTAAATTTAGCTATTGCAGCTTTTCAAACAGCAGAAAGTTACTTCCGAGTTTCCCCGGATGCCTTCGGTAGTACACCTGGAATTGTGATGAGCAATGAACTTGCGGCTGCATTATTCTATTTGAGTACAGACGCACTAAGATTGATAACGCCTGATTATGTAAACGGAATGCAAATAGCCTCAGGAGAAGACCTTGATTTACTATGCAACACCAACGGTGGATTTC